TAATGGCGTTTAACGACCCCTTAAATGGTTGCTGCTGTGCCCTGCCCCGGGAGGGGTAAAACAGGGGTGGGGGAGTGGTCGAGATTGTGCTCGTTTCGTCCCCTTAAATTGGGTTGGAGACACTGTTGGGGATACATTTGGGGGTACATCTGCACCACCCTACCGACCCCCATAGTGTCAAAATTGGAAACGAAAAGGGCGATTTTTGAGGGTTTAACACCCCTTTAATGCCAAAATTTCGCCATTAAAATATGCCGTTTTATAGTTGTTAACTTGCTGATTTAAGGCGTGTAATGTATTAAACGGCTCAAAAAAGGCGTGAAAAATACGAAAAACGGCCTTTTTAGGGGCTTTGGTGGGGTTAGTTGAGTATGCACGAAGATATACCGAAACGAGCACACCATGAGGCTAAGGAACAGCGGGCGCAGGCGTCGGGGCATGGTGGGAAGTAGTCGCGTTTTTTGTTGCTTTGAGTTCTTCGATCTCTTGTTGGGCTTGTCTAAGTTTTTCTTTCAACTCCCCTATTTCCTGAGCTTGGTGAACTATTTTGTCAAGATACGAGTCAATTAAAGCGGCTTTTGCGGCCAGCTCGCCGTTTAATTTCGCCAGTTGGGATGATGTGTCGGCTACTGCTTGCAGCTCTCTAAGTTGTACCCCTATGTGTTCAAATGCTTTGAGCAACGCGGAGTCCTCAAACTCTTTTGCATATACGATTTGCTTGTCTGTTCCCTTTACTATTTGGTCTAAGATATTTGTTTCCCCCATTTCCATTGCCGTGCCTATGTGTGGGAGGTACATAGAGCCTCGGCCAGTTAGAAGCCAGTTCATATTATATGTTTCAGAAAATTCTGAAAGCATAAACCGGTTAAAAAAATCATAACTGGGTGCACTTTTTCCGTTGAGGATGTCGTAAACGGTTTGAGCACGTTTATAGTTGAGTTTCAGCGCAAAAGCGTTGGGACTCAGTTTAAGGTCTTCTATTATTTCTTTTATGCGTGCAGAAATTTCTGCATTTTTTCCTTTGTTTTCTTTTTCCATTTCAGAATTTTCTGTATCTTTGCAGCGTGTTACTGCGGTTTCGGTCGCCAAAGATACTAAAAAAGGCTCATATTACCAAGGTAACATGCAGAGAAAACTGAAATCAAACCACAAGTAAAAGGATATGAAAACAACCGCCCCGCGTTACATAGACGCAAGCAAAGAGGCAACCTTGAAATTAGCCAAGGCGTTCAGGGTTACAGAAAAATTTGTATATCTGTGCCTCACTTACAGGAAAAACAACGAGACCGCTCGTAAAATTCGTTTTGTCGCAGTGCGCGACTATGAAGCAAAACCAATGCTCCATGTGCCCGAATGTGAGGCATTACACGACACAACGGAGGACGGCCGCCAAATAATGCGCCAAGTGTTTGACAACGGAGCGACACTCCGCGCCGACAAGCGCACCGGTGAAGCGTGGATAACGAACCGCCGAGGCGAGGTGGTAGAACACCGCAACCGTATCGAAAAACTTTCAGAACTGGCAGAACTGCAAACGTTGGCCGAAAATCTTTGAAGCAATGGAGATAATCGACGGAAAAGTATGTATAAGCCACGAGGAGCTGACGGGGCGCATTATAACGACTTCTAACCTGAAGGCGTTAGTGCGCAAAGGTCAGGTCGTGCAGGTGCAGCGAGGCGGCAACGGGCGCAAAGCCTTGTTTGACGTCAATAGTTTGCCGCTGAAATGGCGCACGGAGGTTTACCGGCGTTATCCCGACTTGCAGGAGCGGGCCGAGAGCAAAGAGTTTGTCGATACTATCGAGCCGGACGCAAAGGCGCTTGACTTTTTCCAGACCTACAAACTGGCCGACGGCAGGAATTTGCCCGAGGACAAAGTGCTGGAGTATGCGAGCAACGCCGCAGTTATGAACGCTTTCCGGCGTTGCAGGGAGGCTCATGTAAGCAAGAGGCAGCGCACAGGTAAAAAGGCCGTGGCCGCTAAAGAATTTTGGGCGCGAGCCGCGGCAGCGCTTCCGAGATTGGCCGACAGCTTCCCCCATTCCTTGCCCGGGAGCGCGCGCCGTCTGCAAATGAAATTTCAGGAGTATTTGCAGCAGGGTTATGTGTGCTTTATCTCCGGCAAGTATCTGAACGGCAACGCCGCCAAGGTGGCCGACGAGGAACAGGAGCAAGTGCTGACCGCTCTACTGGCCCACCACAACAACCTCCCCGACACATTGGTCTGCGAGGGTTACAACCGCTTTGCGGCAGCCAAGGGGTGGAAATCCATAACCGCCGGAGCGGTGGCCGTGTGGCGTGAGAAGCTGGGCACCGTGATAAGGGCCGGCCGTCTGGGAGTGTCGAACTTCCGCAACAACGTGACAATGCAGGTGAAGCGCAGCCGCCCGACAACCCCGTTCCTGATGTGGTCGCTTGACGGCTGGACTGTGGAGCTGCTGTACCAGACCACCAAGACCGACAAAAAGGGGCACAACGTGACGACCTACACCAACCGCCTGACTATGGTTGTGGTGCTTGATGTTTTCAATAACTACCCGATAGGCTACGCGATAGGCACGCACGAGAGCCCGGCGCTGATTAAAGAGGCATTGAGAGACGCAGCACGCCACAGCCGTGAGCTCACCGGCGAAATGCTCCGGGCCACGCAAGTGCAGAGCGACCGCTACGCGATTAAGACCATGCACGACCTTTACGCTGTCATGGGCGGCAAGGTGACACCGGCACAGGCGCACAACGCCAAGGCCAAGCCCGTAGAGCCTTACTTCAACTATCTAAATACACGCTACTGCATTAGGTGTAATAACTGGTCGGGCTTCGGCATTACAAGCAACCCGAAGCGACAGCCGAACAGCGACGCGCTGAACCGTATGCGCCACCACTTCCCCGACGAAGCAGGCCTCCGCGCCCAGATTAACGAAATGATGAGACTGGAGCGCATGGCGAAATATGAGGAGTTTATGGCCGGATATGGCAAGTTGAAGCCTGAAAACCGCTTACCGCTGAGCCGTGAAACCTACCTGCTGAACTTCGGGGCAGAAACAGGCTTTAAGAACGTGCTCGAGGGCTGCGGACTCCGCCCCACCATTTTAGGGGTCAAGCGTGATTATGATTGTTTTGATCTGACATTCCGCGACCATGCCGCCGAGCGGTGGACGGTATTGTATGATCCTGACGACCTCACGCAAGTGCTGGCCGTGAATGAAGCAGGCACACGCCGCTACATGCTTGAGGAAAAGTATGTGCAGCCAATGGCCTTAGCCGACCGCCAAGAGGGCGACGCGCAACAACTGGAGCGGGTGCGGACCTATAACAAGCAACTGGAGACGCATACAGCCGAGCGCATGGCGCTGGCGTTCCATACAACCCAGCAGATAATCGAGGGCACCCCGGCGCTGCGCGGCAGCATAGAGGACCGCCTGCTGATAACCGACAGCCGAGGCCAGCACAAGGACCGCCGGAGCCAAAAGAGGCTGACCGCCGCCGACATTGACGCGCTGGAGGTCGAAGCCATAGAGGTGCCGATAACAGCCCACGGCGACAGCGACACAGAGGAATTTAATTACAGTAACTTCTAAACAGTAAAAGGACATGATAACGACAGACGAGAAAAAACAGATATGCGACCAGCTCCGCGCTTACTGCGAGCAGAAAGGGAGCCAGAACAAAGCGGCCACCGCTCTGAAAGTGAGCAGCGCGACCGTTAGCAAGATATTGGCCGGCAACTGGGAGACCATAGCCGACGAAATGTGGCGCGGCATAGCCGGGCAAATCGGCGGGGTCAAAGCCGGACAGGCCGAGGGGTGGCAGTTGGTGCCGACCCGGGCATACAACGCAATGACCTTTGCGCTGGAGAACGCACAGCGCGACAGTCTTGTAATGGCCGTTATCGGGAGCGCCGGAAGCGGCAAGACCGAGGCCGTAAAGAACTACACCGCCACCGGGCGCAATGTGTACCACCTCGTTTGCTCCGAGTATTGGAACCGGCGCACGTTCATGGCGAAAGTGTTGCAGACAATGGGCGTGGCATACAGCGGCAACACCGTGGCCGACATGATGGAGGCTATCGTTGACACGTTGAAGCGCAAGGAGTCGCCGCTTATAGTTCTGGACGAGGCCGACAAGCTGAGCGACCAAGTGCTCTACTTTTTCATTAGCCTGTATAACCAGCTCGAGGACCACTGCGGCATTATCCTGACCGCGACCAGCTACCTGCGCGCCCGGATTGAAAAGGGGCTGCGCCTGAACCGCAAAGGCTATGCGGAAATTTTCAGCCGCATAGGCCGCAAGTTCGTGGAGCTTCCCTTGCACAACAGCGAGGACGTGGCCGCTGTATGCGTCGCCAACGGCGTGAGCGACAGCAAGACAATAAACAGCATTGTAGATGAGGCCGACGGCGACCTGCGGCGCGTTAAACGCTCTGTGTGGGCCAAGGTGAAAGGAGGTGCAAAATGAGCAAGAAAATGCACGCGCTGGAGGATGACAAGTGGCTTTGCAATGAGTGCAAGCATTTTGGTGGATTGGTGTTCAAGTGGGGCACCGCCACCACTTGCAAGGGCAAAGCGATAATTAAGTTAAAAAAGAAATGCGACAAATTTGAGAAGCGCTGAGCAAACAAGAGAAACGCACAGAGATAAGCTACAAGGTCTATAACACTATTTGCGAGTGTGACGACATAGGGCAGGCTCTGGAGGTGTTAACCGACACAATCGTGGCAACCATTGCCGGAAACATCAACGGCAAGACCGACCAAGCGCTCATAATGGGCGCTTGCATACGGCGACTAAGAGAATATAAAAAACAAATTCAAAAATGAAACCTTACCCCGTAACACTGAAATATAGCAGCACTTTCGAGCTAATGCCCGGGTGGGTGCCCGAGGTGTTGCAGACATGGCTCGAGGAGGGCTGGACGTGCGACATAACAGTTAAACGGACAACGCAGCCGCTTACAGGTCGCCGGGTGCTTGTAGTGAAAATTACCGCCAGCACTTCCGAGGATTTGGCGGCAAAACGAAAAGCATTAAACAAGATGATTGAGGCCAAGGGGTACGGTCCCAATGTGCTGAGACGTCGGCCAAAGATGAAATAACGAGAGAATGAGCAGAGCGATAAGCAATATAAACGTGCTTGCAGCGCGGTTTGAGACGGTGGAGTTTGCCGGTGAATGGCTGGCGAGCTTCGGCCGTCCCGAGCTTCGCGGAACGTGGATAATATGGGGCGGCTCCGGCTCCGGCAAAACCACGTTTACGCTCATGCTCTGCAAGTATCTGGCGAACTTTGGGCGCGTGGCCTACAACAGCCTCGAGCAGGGGTTGAGCCTATCACTGCAAAAGGCATGGGAGCGCGTCGGAATGGGCGAAGCCGGCAATAGTGTGATCCTGCTGAACAAAGAGGAACTCCCCGAGCTCCGGGCACGCCTAAACAAGCGCAAAAGCCCCGAAATAATCATAATTGACAGTGTGCAATATCTGGACGGCTTCAACTGGGCCAGCTTTAAGAAGCTCAAAAGAGAATACCCCGACAAGCTGTTCATTTTCATAAGTCAGGCCGACCGGGCAGGCAAGGATCCGGACGGCAAGTTGGCCGGAAAAATCCGCTATGACGCCGAGATAAAAATCAAGGTTGAGGGCTTCAAGGCATTTGTTACGACACGCTACGAGGACGCAGAGCGGGGCGAGGGCGGCGCGGACTTCATAATCTGGGAACAGGGCGCGGCAGAGTATTGGGCAGAACAATTAAAGTAAATGACAATGGCGAAAAAGGAAAATAAAACAATGGACCAAATCCACAAAGAGCTATTAAAAAAATATCACACCCTTTGCACGTTGCTGGGGCTTGATGATGAAGCCAAGCGCGCGATCCTGACAAGCTGGGGCGTTGAGAGCAGCCGCGACCTGAGCCAACACCAGCTCATAGACATTTGCGCCAAGCTGAGCGAGCAGGTGGACGAGAAGCAGGGCACGGCCAGACTTGACAAACTGCGCAAGCAGGTAATTGCCGCGATTGGCGGCTGGCTTCGGCAGACCGGGCAGCCCGAGAACGTGGCGAAGATCAAAGGTATTGCAGAGCGTGCCAGCGGTTACAGCGACTTCAACAAAATACCCCGCGAGAGGCTGCGCAACCTCATAGCGACATTTAACAACAAGGTAAAAGACGCCCGGGCGGTTGACGCTTTGACCGACGCGCTGCTCATGCAGCACTACACGAACCCCGGCAGTTTTGACCCCTCAAACAATTAAGAGAATGAAAGAGAAAAATAAAAAGAGACTGCGAACAGTTGCACAACCCTTTAAGTGGGCTTGGGCTGCGTTGGCGATAATAATAGGCTTAAGCGGTGTTTTGCTTGAAGCTCTGGCCTACTTCATGCTCGACGATACGCAAATGGCCAAGCAGACAATTAAAGACCATTTTAAGCTATGAGCCAAGACAGACAAGAGCGCTGCTGTATCTGCGGCGGCAAGATTGAAAAAGGCGGGTGCGACCCTTACCCGATAGCAGAAGAGGGGCGCTGCTGCCACGCCTGTAACTGGACAGTAGTAATCCCCAAAAGAATAGAACTAAGCAAGCGAAACAATGAAAGAACTTGAAAAGATTAAGGAGTACATTAAAGAGCAGACGGCCGACATGAGCGAGAGCGCCCGGGCCACGCTGCTTGATGATCTGGCGTGGTGGGCTTCGCAAGAGGCCGGGTCGCTCAACTTCGAGAGTCCCGACGCCGAGGACTACGACAACTAACTAAGGAGCTGGGCCGGTGTAAAAGGACAAACACCGAAACAGTTAAACACAATTTAATAACCACTTAAACACCATTTACCGATGAGTGAAAAGACCCAAGTAACCATGACGGCGGAACAGCTCGCCAAGTGGGAGGCTTTTCAGGAAGCCGAAAAGAAAAAGGAAGCGGCAGAGCGCCGCAAACAGCAGCGCGAGACTTACGCGCAATTAGTGGACCAAGAGCTGGAGACCGCGCTCCCCGAGCTCCGCAGCCTGAGCGAACAGATTAAGACGGTAAAAGATACCGTATTCGGCAATTTTGACACCGTGCTCAAGATGAAAGCCGAGGTCGTGGGCTTCAAGGAGGATGGGCAATGGTCGCACACATTCACTAACCAAGAAAGCACCATGCGCCTGACATTAGGCGTTAACACCGTTGACGGCTGGGGCGACATGGTGACGGCCGGCATTGCAATGGTACGCAAGTACATTGAAAGCCTTGCGACCGACGCGAAAACCAAAACGCTTGTGCAGACCGTTCTCCGGCTGCTGAGCACCGACAAGCAGGGCAACCTCAACGCCAGCCGCGTGCTCCAGTTGCAGAAACTGGCCGACGAGAGCGACGACGACCAGTTCAAAGAGGGCGTGAAAATTATTCGCGAGAGTTACCAGCCGACGGCCACACGGCGTTATATCCGCGCGCAGTACCGCGACAAAGGGACCGGGGCTTGGCGTAACATACCGCTGGGCATTACAGACGTCGATCTTCTGACCGAGGAAGAAAAAGCCCCGGAAACGACCGCAGAGGCGGACGAGACCGAGGCTTAAAACAAAGCTGCGCCAGCGTGCAACCGAGTTGCTGACCGCCAGCGCTGAGCCTGATGTAAAAGGACAGTGCAAAGTTAGTAAAAATCGGTGAAAATGACAAGCAAAAAGCGACATAAAAGCACGCTGGCGCGAGCTGCAAAAATCAAGGCTGTCACGGCCTTGCATTACGAAGCGGGCAACCAAGCCAAATGTTACGCGGCAGTGTGGCGGCGCTATATCGAGCCCGAGTTTGGTATTTGTTACCGCACTTATCTGAATTTGCTGGGCGTTGACCCGGACACAGAGGAACGAAACCGCGACACCGCCCCCTCCCTGTTTGATGATTGGTGAAAATAAACACCCCTGACGGACGCAAGAGCCGCCGGGGGTGTTGTTGTATTAGTCAGTCTGTTTAATGGCCGCAGAGAGGCCGAGAACGCGCGAGGGCGGCCGCATTGCGGTGATGTCCTGCACTCCGCAGATGTAACGCTCCACGTTTTCCCATATTTCGGCGTGTGCGTGGTTTGTCGCGGAGGTCGTGAGCATGAAGCCGGAGAAATGGGGGCCGCGCAGACCTTGCATTGCGGCGTTGATACGGTCGAGCAGGTCGAACACCTCAAAGGCTTCAGGAATGTGGGGGTCGGTGTGGCCGTGTGTCAGCACTGCGCGGGTGATAACATGAAGCCGGAGGGCGAGCGAGCCACGGCTGGCGCCCATTCCCTGCTGCTTCCACTCCACAGCTTCAAACTCCACGAACACCGCCGGGAGCGGATAGACAGCTCCGCCGGAAAAGTGCGAGCCGTCGTCGTTCCATAGGTCCACGAACTCCACGCCCGGAACAGCGGCCACGGCTTCGGCCACAGCGTAAAAAATTGCTTTTCTCATTGTCTTAAAAATTCAGTTAGTTGTAAATTGAATTTGTCGAGGTTGCTCTGGATAACGTCGCGGATCAATTTTTGCGTTTCCGGGCCGTCGCCGATAAATTGGCGTTGCGGGATTTTGATAACCTGCCCCACTTTCATAAGGGCCATATATTTCCACCCGACCTCGCCTGTTTCCTTGAACTTCGCCCAAAAGAAGCGTTTCATTTTGCCGGTAACGGTAATTGTTCCGCCCTCATTGTGTAGGGCTGTGTAAGGCTCCGAGGAGGTGAAGCGCACGCCGTCGCCGGACACTTCGCCCTGTGTGGAGCGACGCATTGCCCCGGACTGCATGAGGAGCGAGCCACGCGCGTAATCGTGAGCGCGAGGCTTCCACTTGTCGGAGAAAAAGCCCTTACGTTCAAAGTTGCGGTCGAACTCGTCGGAGAGCTCCACGCGCATATCTTCGAGAATATCGGCCTTTAATTGCTTGGGGTCGAGCATTTAATTGGTGTTTAAGTGTTGTTATACCAGAATAAATTATTAAATTTGCGGCTACAATGGGACATATTATCGATAAGGAAATAACGCAACCTTACATGTGTGAGGACTGCAAGCATTTTCGGCGTGGGCTTACCTGTGCCGCTTTTGACTTTATCCCGTCTGAAATCATAGAGGACGGGGCAGAGAGTCACGACCATGTATTGCCCGGACAAAAGGGCAATTTTGTATTTGAACCCAAGGGGGAGCGCGAGAAAATGCGCGTTTATTTGCTTGATGAAGATTGATGTTTTTCTTCATATAGTTTTTTAATGATATTACCCACCGCGACCGCTATTGGCCGCGGTTTTTCGTTGTTAAGATATTCGGACCACGCCTCAGCGATGAACTCAGCGGCATTTTTATTGCCATAGGTTGAGAGTACCTCGGTAATGTGCGCTTTGCCCTTGCTGTGTTCCTGATTGAACAGCTTGAGAAAGTCTGCATTTGAGCGGAGGCCCAGCAGGCGGTCAATCTCATGGCCCAGCTCATGGTCAAAAACCGCTTTAAGAGTACCGCAGCCGGGCGGGTGCCACTTGCTTTTAACATCGCTGGCGAGTGACTTATCTATTTTTTCGCCAGCCCATGAGGTGTTAAAACAAATACCGCTTAAACCATACTGCTTGCCATATCCGTGAGAATAGGCATAACAACCGGGACTTGCACAGGCTTTGCGGGCGTATTTTTTAGCCATATCCAGCAGGAGGCTTTCACGTTGTCCCGGGTATAGTCGTTTGTATTCCTCAAACAGCGCGGAGGTCATTAACTCAGTACGACCGCGAATGGTACCGACAAACAACGTTTCTTTTTTTAGTTCCGGCCAACATTGAAAATGGCGCTCCACGCTTCGGAAAATAGACTCAATTTGTGCCATATTGGTTTTAGTAAAGCCTTTTAGGGAGCAGTTAACGCCGAGTTTGTCGCGGAAAAATTGCTCAGCTTCGGCCACTGTTTTAGGGGTCCACTCCGCAGGTGTGTAGCCCTCAATGGCCTGCTTTACCTGCTGCGGCTTCGGCCCTTTGAAATATGGGTGCTTGGCTGGAAACAGTTCTAAAGTTTTGCCGGGATTGAAGCGGAAAATCTGCTGTTTGGCCGCTTCGGTGCAGTTGTTGCCGCGTAGCATGGCGAGCGCTGGGTCGCTCTGGGGATATTTCCCCTTGCGGACTTGTACCGCCGTACAGCGGCAATTCCAGCCATTGGGCGGCAGATACATTTCCCAGAACGGGTCAGAGGGGGGCAGCGTCGTGTTATGCAGAATGGCGTGATCCTCACGCACACGGTCGTCCATGGCCGTGCGGTATTGCAGGTCGTATTTGTCGCCGTCGGCTTCAATCTTCTGCCAGCGTTCAGCCATAAGGGAAGCCCCGACCGCGTGGTTATATTCCGCATAAAGGTAATTGTGGTTATATTGGTTGTTGACCTTTTCCACGTCGCGGCGGAACTGCTCAAAGGGCTTTATTTCGCCGGTGTCGGTAGTGAGCGACAAGCCCACCTCGCGGAGCGTGTGGTAAGCCTTGAATCCGGAGAAAATAAAAGCGTTGTTTTCAAGGGCATGGCGCACCGTTTCCGGCACCTCATAAGAGACGCCGGAGGAAATGGCGCGGTTAATCTGCTTGAGAGTCTCTGCGATGAGGCGGCGCGCTTCGGGGGTGGAAAGTTGCGACGCGTCGAAGCCCCCGGCATTATAGACCATGCCGGCAGCGTCAAAAAAGGCCGTGTCGTCAAAATCGGGCTTGTCTGGCGTGTCTGCGAGTCGCAGGAGGTCGTCACTATACAAATCGCCCAAAGCGGCGTTAAACGCGAGATATGAGCGCCGCAGCCCGGCCACTCCCAGAAGCGACCGGGTGCGGCTCAGTCGAAAAAACGGTCGGGCTGTGTTTTGGCTTCGCGCGGTGAGTCAATAGTCACGCCGTATTTTTCTGTAAAGTAGTCGGCGGGGATGTTGTAATACTCCAGCAAAAGGCGTTCAATTTCGCGCTGTTCGGCAGGGGTGTAAGAGGTCGCGTTGTTCCATTGAAAGCGCAGCCCCTTGACTGGGAAGCCGTGCAGAACCATAAGCGGGAGAAGTCGACCGTTGATTATGTGGGCGCACATAATGGCGTCGCTTTCGGTGGTACGCTCAAAAATTTCGAGGTGTACTTCAGACTGAGAGAGCGAGGACCCGGAATCAATGGTCATAGTCTGGTTTAACACGACCTTAGACAGTTCAGAGTTGCAGCGGTCCACGCGCTTGTCATAGACATTGTAAGCGTCGCCGCGGCTGCTTTCCTTGATCTCTATCTCCGTGCCGTCGCTTGTCACGATGTACTGGGCCGCGCCCATGTCGCGGAGAGCAGCCTCAACCTTTGCGCGTTCAGTGTCGTCGAGAGAATTAACGCGGGCTATGCGCATAGGCATACCGAAGATCTCGCCGAACACGTCCCAGTAGGCAAGCATATTCTTTTTGCTGATACAAGAGGGGGCACACTTCAAAAGCAGGCCGAGGTCTCGGGGCTTGCCAACTTCCACACACCAGTTGGCAAAGTCGCCTTCCCGATATGATATACCCCCGTGCCAGTCGTCACCGGGCGAACGCACGATGACCCCATATTCAGGGATAACATGCTTACGTGGCACAAGCTCCACCCCGTCAAAACGGAGAGGGCCGTTGTTGCGTATGATGTCGCCCAACTGTATGAGGGTTGGCCCCCAATAAATGGAGTCTAGACATAGGGATAGAAAGTCGGCGAACCACTCACTTTGCAGCAGTTCGGTGGCGGCGGTGTTTTCCTTGCCGTTGGAATCCACGAGGCGGAAATCTTTCTGCAATACCTTACCCTTGCGCTGGGCGATACAGCCGGAGAGGTGGGCGTCGAGGACGCAATCGGCGTAAATATCATAAAGCCGGCAGCGGTTGGGGTTTTCGTAGTCGATAGCCATTTGGTTAGCGGCTCGCCAGTCGGCAATGTCCTTTTTTGTCAGGGAATCGGACTGCTGCTGGAGCATAGCCGAAATCTGCACCCCCTTTTTGGAGGCTACGGCGCGCGCCAGCGTCTGGAGCTGGGTTTGTGTGGGGCGGCGGAGATAGTTGCGGATATTGTCTAAAATATTAGCCATTGCGGTGAAACATTATTGTTTTATTTTATCGTTTTCGTAATCACTGCGGACTGTTTCGGTAAGGGTCGCACCGGCCCAAGAGGAACAGGAACTAATAAAAGCCTTGCCACCGTCCTGAGGTGCGCAAACACCGGCAGAGAAAAGGGCTTTAAGTTGGTTAATGTCCTTTTCGATTATGTTAAGCCGCTTTGTTAGGTCGTCGATTTTAACAAGGCCGTTGAGCTTGCCGCCGTTGAAAATTATATCGTCGGGGTTGATGTCGGCGGACATATTGGCTGTTTTAATACGGCAGCCGTCGGCGTCCATGACGGCGGAGTTGTCACCGATGACGACTTCGGCCTGTTTGATTTTCTCAGTGCTCAGAACCACCCCGGCGGCACCGTCTGCCACGAAGCCGACAATAACAAAACTGCCAACTTCCGGATAAAGCCAAAAGCCGTAATCCGCGCCCTGATTTGCTTGGAGATTGACACCGAGCAAGGGGGCGCCCTCATTAAGCGGGGTGCAGTCGATAGTGCGGGCTTTTTCGTCCACCGCGTCCACGGTGCAGACCAGCGCGACAGTCTCGCCGTCGGGCTTTGCCAGTTCTCTGATGATATTTCGTAAATCTGCCATAACTGTTTATTTAGTCGCCGACACGCAGCCCGAGCGTTATTTCCTGACGGTAGCCGGACGTGCCGTATTTAATTACATTCTTTTTGACCTGATAGACTCCGGCTTTTTTGCCGTCGATAATTAGCCCGATAGCGTCGAGGCAGTCAACAAGCGAAGCCCCGAAAGTCGTAAAAGAGCCGGTGAGGCCGTCGCGTTTAAGGCGTTTAATTTCCTGTTCGGCCCACGCCTTTAACTCGCTTTCGGTTTTGTTGTAGGTGTGGAGCGTGCGGTGTTCGCCGTCGGCGTCGCCGACCTCAACCTTGATTTTTTTATTATCCGGCATAAGGCTGACCGCCTTAACGCGCAGGCGCATATTTTCAGCCTTTTGCTGCTGGAGGCTTTGGTCTGAAATGATGTTAAGCCCGGTTTTGAACACTTGCGAGGGGGTGGAGTCGCGTTCAAAGAGCACACCGCAGTAAAGCACCGGCTCGCCGTTTTCATAGCGGAAAAATGAGCGCACGCCCTGTTCTGACAGTTTGCCGAGCAGAGAGGCCACGGTGTCGGCAGTGACGCGATAGGCACCGAGCGACTGCTCCCCCATGATGTTGAGCCGGTAAGTAATGCCCTGATCCTTGAGCAATGTTTCAAGAGTTACGGAGCGGTAAGCCTTTTTAGCAGCCGGCATTTGTTTGAGTTTGAACATATCGTCCTCGCACGTTATGACAATGGGCGTTTTGAAGCCCACGTCACGGACATAGCCGACAAATGCAAGCTGTAAATTATCGTCGTAGCCCAGAGATATGCGCACGGAGTCGCCACGGCGCACAGGAATGTCAGCCGAGCCGTCCCACTTCATTTTTTTAGGCAGTGTTATTTTGGCTTCGGTTGTCAGTTTTTCGGTGTCGCGTGTAATTTCAACGGCGGTCACGAAATCAAGCGACCACGAGCGGTCGCCGGAAATCTCAACTTTTGCGCATAGCTTAAACATGGGTTAAACGGTGTTAAATGGGTGTTAAATGGTTTTACCAGTCGTAACGGCTGGGCTTCATGGAGCCGCAGCGCACAGGGTTGCGGAGGTCGTCGCCGGAGCCGTCGGGGGATTGATAGACCGGGAGATCCGGGGAGGCTTTGCCGGCCTGAATATCGCGCAGCCACTTTATAGCGTCGTTATAGAGGCACTCGCGGCGCTCATGGCCCATATTCTGCGGCAGGCGGTGAACCATGAGCCACAGGGAGATATTAACGGCGCACTGCACAAGCATAGCGTTACGGCAGCTGCCGGAGGCCGAGAGGGCGCGGTCGATGTCGTAACGGTGCCGGAGATAAGAGCCGATTTGCTCTAATGCGGCGGCTTCGGCTCCGGCGCGCACCTCACCATTTTGGGAAATGACGCGGAACTCGTAGTCGTCGCACACGGCGCGGTAGTCGTCTATTGTCAGGAACATGGGCGGGAGTTTTTGGAGGGAGGAAACGCCACAAAAATAGCCTGCTGCTGTATTTTTTCGGGAGTGACCCCGACGAGGCGGCGCTGACGGATCAAAGTTTTCACGGCCTGCATGGAGACACAGACCGGGCGTTTGTCCCAGACGACAACAATAAATTTTTTGCCATAGGTGGCGGCGTCGCGTCGCGCCTGTTTAATTGCGCGATTTTTGCGCAGGTCAAAGAGGCGTGCGCGGAGATAGTCGAAAATTACCATGATACATTTTTAGCGTTTGGCCTCATACCAATGGAGACCGAATTAACAATATTTCGTTGGCGCGTGTCGCGCTGTAAAATCCATATAGCACCCTCGTCAGCGTCGGGGCCGTCGTCGTGGCCGCGCATACCCTTTTCAAAGGCAAGGGTCTGATCTATGCCGGCGAGCATGTCGGGGTCGTCGCGCTGCGTCTCGTCGTAAGTGACGAAGCCGCGCTCCCACAGGGGGCTGACCGCTTCCACGCGCTGGAACTTGTCGGGCTTTCTGCGCTTGTCGCCGGTAATGGGTAGCTGATAGCCGCGCAGTTCGCCCTCACGTCGGAACTCGTCGAGGATAGTGTCCTGCATGAAATTGGCTTCCATATACCAGCGCACGGCAATATTTTGCGAGCGCGCCCAGTCGTGGAGGTCGTAACACCAGCGGACCATTTCAGCCACGGAGCACTGACGGACAAAAGCGCGGAGACACCAGAGGGAGGTCCCGGCTTTGCCCCAGAGCTTTGCCGCCTTAAAGTCGTTTTTAGTGGAGCCCTTGAAGCTGGGGTCGATGTATAACACCAGTTCTGAGAACTTGGACCAAGCCGGACGCTTGCCCCAGCGGATCCAGTCGTTGCGGAACACGGCACCTTCAATAATGGGGTTATTCATGTATTCTTTTTGAAAATCCCTGTAACCGCTCACAGCCTCAATGTCGCGGACTTCCTGAGGTGTCCACTTCGTGCCCCATGAGATATTGCCGTCGCGGTCGTAGATATTGACGCGAGTAACCTGCACAGCCTTGATGTCGCACCACTTGGCGAGCACCGAATTTTTGGCAATTAGGTTGCCAACCATGATGAAGCGGCCGCGTCCACCGTCAAGAGTGCCGAACAGAGCCGAGCGCACCCAGCTAAATAGTTTGGAAACACGGGCGGGACTTTCCACCAGCTCGTCGTCGTCGAGGTCGTCGATCACGATGTAGTCTGGACGGTGTGAGCGGTAGCGGAGACCACGCGGCGACTGACCGCGGCCACGGGCAAAAAAAGCCACTTCCGAGGCTGTGACAAACTCGCCGTCCTGCCAGTTGCCGGCGTTGTATTGTTCGCCAAAGTCGGCAATGTAACGCTGGTTATATTGTAATTCTGCCTGAATATCACCCAGCAGAGTTTTAGCGTTGTCCTCAGATTTGCCAACGATAACCATAACGTTAATTTCGCGGCGTTCCTGACACATTAGCCACATGGGGACAAATACGTCCATGTTTGTTGACTTTGCCGCGCCGCGGTGCCACATGAAAGCCCCTTTGAAATTGCGGTTGCTTTTGATTTTGTTGGCCGCGTCGATATGGAACGAGGCGCAGGGCGTTGACTTGCCGGTCTCCGGGTTAACGGTCCAGTGGGGAAAGTAATAATCCACAAAGGCGGCATAATCGGAGCGCAGGCGCGCAATGCGTTTGAGGCGCTGCGCGGGCGTTTCGCTGGTGTTTACAGCGGTCGCGGCCTGCACCGTTTCACAATGCTGCTTCCATTCTTCAATCGCTTTTTTTAATTCCGCTTTTGTCATGTGTTAATAACTTTCCTTTAACTTTTCGGAGATGAAAAGGTCGTGATAATGGTTTATGGTTTTGAGCAGTTCGGGTGTTACATTGGGGTCGAAGCTCATACGGTATTGCAGCCACTTGCTGAAAGCCATAAAAACCTCTATAACGTCAACCACTGAGGTTTTTTTGTCGAGTCGTTCAACAGTGGCGGCGAACTTAACGAGCTTGTCAGCACTCGCGGCTGTTTTCTCCGGCGACGGGTCGGTCGCCAAATCTTCAAGCAGCACGTTAATACTGTTAAGAATTTTGTTAACCAGCTCCGGGCGCGTGATATTAGCAGCGGCGCGCGCCTGTTCCCAGCCCCCGTCGGCCACCCACTTTGTAATCGTCTGGGCTGACACTCCGACCTTTTCGGCGATAGACTTCTGGGGCTCCCCCTGCATAAAGAGCAGCCGGGCGTGCTCGCGCTGCTGTTCGCGTTCTTTTTTAGTTGCCATTCATACGTAATAAAATTTATATGGTTACAGGTGCGACAAGCTGTGGCGCACCTTTTTACGCTGCAAAATTGGCTCAAAACGGCGGCTCAGTAAAAAAGTTTGTAAAAGATTTACACACTTTTTTGGAGGGCGGCGAACAATTGCCAATTTTGCAGCGCTGAACGACTTACAGCCATATACTGCGGCGTAGAGCAGAGGTAGCTCGCCGGGCTCATTCCCCGGAGGTCGCGGGTTCGACTCCCGCCGCCGCCACAAGGTAAAAAAGATTGAAAGGAAAGCCCCGGGCACGGAGCAACACCCAACCCTCCACCCACCATCGCGCCCCGTGCCCGGGCATTTTTTAAGACAACAGACAACCGCAATGAAAGAAGTTATAATCTCCACCGAAGCCGTGAACAGTTACGGCACGCGTGTGCTGACTTCGGGCATAGACCTGAGCCAGTACGAGCGTAACCCTGTTTTGCTGTGGATGCACCGTAGGGCATGGAACGGCAAGGACATGCCGATTGGCCGCATGGAGAACCTGAGGGTCGAGGACGGCAAGCTGATAGGTACGCCGGTATTCGACCAAGCCGACGACTTCGCCAAGCAGATAGAGAGCAAATGGGAAAACGGATTTTTGCGCATGGCTTCGGCCGGGCTGGAGCCACAGGAGACCAGCCCCGACCCGGCGCTTGTGTTGCCCGGGCAGACGCGCGAGACCGTGACCCGGTGCAAACTTGTAGAGGTCAGCATTGTGGATATTGGCAGCAATGACGACGCGCTGCAACTGTGCGGGGCAGACGCCAAGCTGCTGAAACTCGCCGCCGGAGAGGACAGCCCGGCGCTTCCGTTGCTGACGCTCGTAGACACTCCCGACACCCCGGAGGAAAAACCAATCGAAAACCCCAATAATAAAAAAGAGATGAACAAAGAACAGTTACAGCTCCTCGGACTTCCCGAGGGCGCGACAGACGAACAGATCACCGCCGCGCTGAACCTGATGAAAACAAAGGCCGACAGCGCCGACAGTCTGCAACTCGCAGCAGTGACGCAGACCGTGGACCAAGCAATCGCCGACCGCAAGATCCTTGCAGACCAGCGCGACCACTTTATCAAGTTAGGCAAGAGCGCCGGGGTGGAAATGCTGGCCGACACATTCAAGGCAATGCCGCAGCAGATGAAGCCAACCGACACAATCCAGCTCAGCAAAGAGACAGCCCCGACCCCCGGCGCAGGACAGGCCCCGGCCAAGACCTACAAGAAGCTCGGCGACGTCCCGGAAAGTGAACGCCTGCAACTCCGCAAGGAGCAGCCGCAGGAATATATGCGCCTCTACAAAGAGGAATACGGCCACGACTGCCCGCCCCTGAACTAATGACACCGGACAAACAAAACCAATAACAACACAAAGTAAAAATGACACCTTCAAAATTTATCAAGAGAGTGCTCGGCCTTGTCACTTGCATGGTTATGGCCGTAGCGTTCAATGCAGCCGCCGGGGCGACCTGTGCCGTGGCAATCGGCTGCGCTCCCGAAGCCGGAGCAATCGCCGGCAACGTTCTGGCCCTTGCAATGGGTCACGCCGCCCCCACCGGAGCGCTCCGCGCCGGAGTGCTGACCGAGATATGGACCGGCGAGATGATCAAAGCGTTTCGCACCGCTCCCGAGGCATTGGGGTGGATGCAGCGTATTCGCAGTTATAACCAGTATGTGAACCAAGATGTAATCCACTTTGTCGCAATCGGAGGCGACCCCGCCGTGCTTGTTGACAACACGACTTACCCCCTTGCAATCACAGCCCTGACCGACGCCGACAAGCCCATAAGCCTTAGCAAATTCAGCACCGAGGCCACCCCCGTGACCGATGACGAGCTGCACGCCCTGAGTTACGACAAAATGGCGAGTGTTCAGGAACGCCACCGCGACGCACTGCGCGAGAAAATCGCCCAGCGAGCCATCCACTCAATCGCGCCCGACAAGCAGGCCACCGATGTGCCCGTAATCAAGACCACCGGCGCGAGCGACGGCACCCGCAAGAAAATGACCTTTGCCGACCTGCTTACGCT